TGGCGGTAGAATGACAGATGCAGAAAGATTTGATGCATTTAAAGAAAAACAAATTAGAATGTATGCATTCCAATTTGGTATTCCATACGAAGAAGCAAAAGAAATATTTAAAGATGGTTACCGTAACCCTTATTACCAAACTCAAACACCAACTGATTACGGACCTATACAATATGCTAACATGGGTGGTGAAATATACAAAGATGATTACACAGCAGGTGGCAAAGCTGTTGGTCCAGGAGGACCTAAAGAAGATAAAATTAGACCTGTAGCGTTATCGGACGAAGAATTTGTATTTACAGCAGAGGCTGCAAACAATTTTCCTGGTAAACATGAAGGGTTATACGCAGTTATGAATGCGTTAGATCCTGATTCAGAAAAACCAGAAGAAGCAAGGGAGAGAGTATAATGGATACTGGTAATTATCCTTCGGGCGTAGACGTTAAAACATCATCATCTGGCATGTCTCCGGAAATGGAGGCAAAGTTTTTATGGTTTTTAGATAACGTTGTAGACAAAGTTAAATTACCTTTTGCTGGTCAAGGAGAAGTGCAACCACAAACAGTAGTTGGATTTACTGATGCACAAAACAAAGCCCTTGATATGGCAATGAATCCGTTTGATGAAGAAACAGGATACAAACAATACTTAAACGAATACCAAGATTACGTAACAAAAGGCATAACAGATCAATTTGATACAGCAATAAATCAATCTAACATGAATGCAGCATCATCTGGTGCTTTTGGTGGCGATAGATCTAGAATGATGGAAGGAATATTACAAGGAGAAAAAGCATCAGCAGTTGGAGAGTCATTAGCAGCAGGCTTTAACAATGCTTTTGGTTTATACAATCAAGGAATTGCCAGTATGATGGGGGCTGGTTCAGTTCAACAACAACAAATGCAACAACAATCTGATATGAATTATCAAGCATATCTACAAAATAGACAAGATCCATATCAAAGACTTGCCTTTATTGGTGACGCATTTACTGGCACACCGTCTGGTCAAATGGCCATGACTATGGGCACAACCCCTATGACTAATCCTTTAGCACAAGCACTAGGTGCTGGCTTAGGTATTATGGGAGCAGGGGTAGCGTCAGGTTACAACGTATAGGAGGCAAGGTGGTTACAGGAATTGCCAGACTATTACTAAAACAAGGATTACGATACGGGGATGATTTAAAGACGGCAACCTCACAAGTATATAATAAAAATCCATACGTAAAAAATTATTTAGATATAATGACTGGCCAACAAGGCTGGAAAAAAGGTGCGCTTGGTTACTATGGAACTGAGCAAGGGTTAGATCTTGCTGGTAGTATGTTACCACAAAGAGTACAAGAAGATACAGGACCAACTGATGTGGTAATACCTGCAGAAGATTTAGGGCCGCCAAATTACCGAGAAGAAAGTTTTCTTGATAGAGAACCAGATCAAAAGAAAGAACCAGAAACCATAATAACCAATCCAAAATCCGATAACACGATAGAACAATCTGAGAACGAGATGAAAGACGAAGCATTAGCTTCTAATGACTCTACAATTACAACAAACAACGCACAAGTAAGTGCAACTAATAGTGCAGCTGCAACTAGCATAGACAATGATTCTGTATCAAGAGTAAAAGCATATAAAGAAGTAGCAAAACAATTTTTAGGCCAAGGTGACGAAGGCATGCGTATGCAAAAAGGTGCGTTGCTTATGTCAATAGGTGGTGCATTACTTGCAGGTAAATCAGACGATTCAGGTCTTAGAGGTTTTGTAGATATAGTAGGTAAAACTGCAATGCAGACTGCTCCTATGTTATTTCAAATGGGTGTAGAACAAGGTAAAGCTGACAGAGAAATAGGACAAGCTGCTCTACAATTATACATGGAAGAGCAAGATAAATTAAATGATAGAACTGGTGATTTTGTTGCCGTGTTTGCAAATGAATATAAAAGAAGCGCGGATGGTGGTGTAGAGTATGGATTAGATGGTGCTCCAATTACAACTGGTAGAAGATTAGTTGGACAATACAGAGCTAACAGCCCAGAAATGAATTTCTTTTTAGATCAAAATAATTTGCTAGGTTATCCTGGTTATACATTCCAAACTTCTCAAGGCACAGCTGCAGGATTAAGTGGTATAACATCACCTGGTGATGATTCATCTATAATGTTAACAGATGCAGGTAAAGATTCCATGCTTCGTTCTGCAAGGTACATTAACGGTGCGTTAACAACAATGGCAAATAACATTTTACCATTGATGATAGAGAATAGAGATCTCATAGGTGTTAAAGGTTTTATAAATAGAAAATTTGGTCCATCAGCATATTTCTTATCAGAAGTTGCAAATGGATTTAAAGCAGCATGGGGTTCAAATTCTATACAACAATTAACAGACGATGAATTTGTTGTTAATAGAAACAGCGAATTAGGAAAGTATTACGAATCATTATTACCAGGATCAGATTCTGGTAACAAAATGGATAACTCTACAGGTGGCATGACATATGGTGTATTAGAAAATGCTACACAAGGTGAATTTATAGAAATTGGTGGTCAAGCAATGCCTGTGTATGTAGACACTGCAGGTAAATACGGTGTTAAGGGTGGACGTTATTTAACTCGTGGTGCTTTAGAAAAATTATTATTTGATCCAAGAAGAGGTCAACTTGCAATGTTCGAAACAACATTAGGTCTTGCACTTGCAAGGAACAGACAGCCAACTGGTCGTATGTTAGCAGACGTTCTTAAAAGATCATTTGAAGAAACAAAAACATCAGACTTATTTGGTAAAGCAAACATGCCACAAGTTGTTATTGGTAACTATGTAAAAATTTATAACGAATTGTATCAAGGTATGTCTAGTCAATTACATGCTGCAGGTTACATTCCTAACGAAGAATCACGTGTTAACTCTGGTCAACAAATTAGTTCTATGTATAACATACAAGGATCTAATCAAATGGCTAATATTTATTACGATTTACGTAGAACTGATCCATCATATTCTACTTATTCTTTTGATGTACAAGGACCTAGCATACCTAGTTTCTCTTCATACATGGGTGGTAATACATCTGTTGTTAATGCTGATTCAACACAAACAACAAACAGTGTTGTAGATACATTTAATTATTTTAACGATTTATTGGATCAATAATGAACGAAAGAATAAAAACATATCAACAAAGTGTTTTTGGTAACATGCCAAAGGACCAAGGTCCTGCAGACAAAAAGTTTGTAACAACGTCTAAGACTGGCATACCAATGACCGAAGCTCAAGATATTATAGCTAAAAATCAAAAGTTTGCTACAGACCTACCACTTGCTCCTTTCCAAATGTTAGGTAACGCTTTGTTACCAGGACAACCTTTTGGTCAAAATAATCCTTGGTTAATGAGTGCAGAAGATAAAGCAATACAAGAAGCACGTGAGTCTAGCTCCATGGCTTACATTAAAAACAAAGACATGGTGCGTGATCAACTTGCTACAATATTTGATAAAGCACAAAAAAAATATGACGACACAGGAGATGACAAATATTTACAAATTGCTTTACAAGCAAAAAATGACATCATGTCATCTGCTGGATTATCAGATGCAGATTTTTTACCTGTAGGCGCTGACACATATCAACTGTATGATGAGTTTGGTTTGTTTACTAACAATCCAAATCCTTATCCTATGCTAGAAGCTGGTATGTATTTTGCAGGCGGTGTTAAAGGATTTAATTACGGATGGAATGGTGGATTAATTAAAAAGTTTTTTAAAGGTGCTGCAAAAGGATTTACTAAAGGTAAAGGTGGCATAGCTGGAAGATTAGGTAGTGGTATTATTCACGGCAGTCTTGCAGTTGGTGCAGCTGACATGGGATATGAACTTGTGTTAGATGCAATGAATCGTGGTGGTAAAGCAAAAGCTTACATGTCAATGTCACCATCAGAAAGGGGAGATGTAATAGATAAATCTATATCTCCATTTTTAGATAAAGTATTACAGGCAACAGTAGACCCCGTATTAGAAAATTTACCAGACAGATTAACGTTTGGTGCAGAAGGTATAAATAGACCTGGGTATATTAGTCAAGAAGGTTTAGGTGAAGATCTAAATCCTTTAAATGCAGTAGGAGCTATTTTTAAATCTAGACCAGATGGATCAAGATCTCGTTTATCTAACGCTATGGATGCTGCTGTATTTGATGCAGCTATTAGTAGTGCTTTCTTTGGTGTTAGACCTGCATATGTTTTATTTAAAAAGTTTGGTGGAGCACTTGGTGGATTAAAAACAGCACCACCAGGAGCTGGTAGTAAAATATTTAAAGGTAAAGATGCACAGTCACAAGAATTGTACGAAGATTTTGGTGTACTAACAAGTGACGAACTTCTTGCAGCTGATAGAGCCTTATCAAAATTTGATCCTAAAAGCCCTATGTACATAGGTACAAAAGGTAGAGCAATAGTTCCTTATGGTGGTCAAACTTTCTTACCTATACGAGAAGAAGTAAAAATGAATATTCCATTTATAGGAAAAGCATTAACACGTTTAACAAATTCAAAAGCTTTTAATTGGCTTGGTCCTAGAGAACATAGATCAGAAGCATTGTATCCTGAATTAGATACAATTGCTGGTAGCACCATACCAAGATTTGCATTGTCCGGTAGACCTTATTTAGATGCATATGTAAACGCTTTCCAACGTGTGCCTGCTATTGGTAGGCCTATACAATCAACTTTACAAGTTGCAGGTGAAGCACAAAAAGTCAGAATGATGGAAATGGTTGGTAGATTTGCACCGTATGTAACTACAGCAGAAATGGGTGTAGACTATATAAAATTGGGTGCAAAAAGAGCAGAAGGTTTTGCAAAAAGAGCAAAAGAATATGATAGAGAAATATTAAATGCAGCAAAATCTGCTGGTGCAGTTGTAGATGACAGCACCATGGTAAATGTTGCAAAAGATATAATATTTAACAGATCTAAATTAGGTGCATTGAACACAGAACTTTCTAATTTTTTAGAAAAATACATATTAAAACCACCAGAAGGTTGGACACCTGGCACTACATTGTTAACACCAGGCAAAAGAACTGTTGGTGACATGTATAAATTAAAAAGATTATTAGACACTAATTACACTAGATGGTCTAAAAGCCCTGAGATAGGAACTATTAACGATGACCTAAACGCGATATACAGAGCTTTTGAAACTGACATAGGTAGTTTAAATAAAACACCTTTTGCTAATGTGGCAAAACTATGGACAGAATACGAAGATTTTTTAGCAAATGGTATGTTAATATGGGGTACAGACGCAGGAAAAGCGTTAGGTAATGTAAAAAGATATGGCTGGAATGTGTCATTAGACACACCACAAAGTGCCACTAATTTATCTAAAAATTTATGGAACACCATGGCTAGATCAACAGACAATGGTGCTTTTGTAGATCAAAACATATTAGCACTAAAAAATATAGTTGGTGAAAAAGCTTACAATAGAGGTTTAGGACACTATCTAGCAAATACATTTAAGAATTCTATGAAGAATGTAGAGGGTATTGAGTTTTTTGATTCTAAAGTTATTAGTGATGCTTTAGGTATTGGCAAAGCTGGTTCACCATTACAACAATTATTTAAAAAAGCTTTACCTGGACCACAGGTAACTGACATGAAAATTTACAATCCACAAACACGTAAATTTGAACATTGGTATGATGATTTGTGGGGCAAGATACCTGAAGATATACCAAAAGATCAAATAAAAATGGTACAAGGTCAATTGCCGACATACAAAGATTTTGAAAACTTAACTAAAGTTTTAGATAGAGTGTTTAAACATGGCATGCCTTCACCAAGCACGTTCCTTGCACGTTCAGCCGTGCTCCAAGGCCCAGGTGGTGCAATAAAACAAAGTTCACCTATGGGTAATATAACAGCTGCATTAGGTACAGCAGCTGCAGCACAAACAAGTGCAATGTTAGCGTTAGTTCCTTTCTTTGGAATGCGTTATGCAGGTAGAGTTTTTGCTAGTGCACCAATAATGCGTAACTGGAATGCTGCTATGAATGATACCTTACCTACTGTTATAAGATTAAGAGCTATGGAACGTTTGTTCCAACAAATGCCAGATGAATACGAAGAGTGGACAGCTACATTACAAGACATGGAAGAAGCAAATAGAAAACGTAATCTTATGAATCAAAATAAAAATTCATTAGCTGAATTAGGTAATAGAATTGTTGATAGTGCACCAAAAGTTTTACAAACAATAGATCAAGTAACACCTAATTTTGTTACAGCACCAATAGGTGACACTATGGGAATAACTAACAGAGATCCACAACCTTCAAATAACACTGGATCAATGACAGGATCATCAATACAAAACAGTGGCGTTATGAATAACGAAGCAGCAGCTAATTTATATACAGGAAACACAGATGCGGCACTTGCTAGTCAATATGGTATGAACGAAGGAGGAGCTGTGGGCGGATTAAATCCTGTAATGCAAAACAATGGTAAATTTACAGAACCACAAAAAGAAATAAAAGATAATCCTTTTATGAAACCAGGTAAAACAGTAGCATGAGCATGAGAGACGCAATATGGATTATAGGTATTTTTATTGCACTTGGTGCTACATGGGGAATGACATCACAACGTATTAATGCTATGGAACGCGACATAGATAGAATAGAAGAAGCTTTAATTTTATTTACAAAAATGGAAGCCAGAATAGCTGTCATAGAAAACGAAATAAAAAACATAAACAAAAAATTGGATAAATAATGAACTACGATAAATTACTTGAATCAGTTAAAAAACACGAAGGTTATAAAAATCACGTCTACCTAGATACATTAGGTAAACGCACCGTGGGCGTCGGCCATCTGTGTGTAGAAGATTTTTGGGAAGACGGAAAAGAATACGAAGAAGATTTTTTAATGGACATATTAAAAAAAGATTTGCAACAGGCAATACGTCAAGCCGATTTAAAATGCGAAGGATTAAAAATAAATGATGATGCAAAAATTATTATCATTGAAATGATTTTTCAGCTTGGGGGGACAGGAGTTTCCAAGTTTCGAAAAATGTGGCAGGCGCTTCAGCAAGATCCACCAGATTACGCCGAAGCGTCAGCGCAAATGCTTGATTCACGATGGGCAAAACAAACACCTAATCGAGCACAAGAAATGGCAAAACATATGAAGGAGTGTGGATAATGTACGGGATACTTAGTCAGTTAAGTAAAAAAATGGGGCGTCCAGCAATGAGACGAGTGTTATCTATTATACAAAAAAATCCTAATTTTAGACCTGTTACAAACATTAGAAATCCAAACATTGCTGACTCATCTAGGTTGGCTGTTGCTGAAGGTATGGCCGAAGGATCTAGTAGATATTTAGATTCTTTTCCTGGTACATTTATGAATTATGCACGACAAAAAGTTCGTAACAATCCAATGAGATTTAGAAAAGTTTCTGATTATTTTAGAGCGCGCCCTGATAAAAGACAACAAATAGATGATTGGTATAAAGAAATGGGTAGTGATAGTGCATGGGCTCGTGGATTTTTAGATGACATGATTGACGAAGCAGAAAGAGCACCAATGTCATTAGAAGAATTAGCAGCTGCAGAACTATCACGTGTTGGTAAAAAACCTTACAGTCAATCTTCTGTTAATAGATATTTGTCTAATGTAGCCGGCAAGAATGATTAATGTTAAAAGGAATTTTAGCAATAGCAGCAAGAAACGCTAGGAGGAAAAGATTAGGTTTACCAAAAACAAAACCCTCCATGATAATTTCAGGTGCAGAAACTTCTAAAAGGTTACCTGAAGGATTAGAATTTTTAAGAGGTTATGCTAAACGTCAAGAAAGAAAAGATTTTTTGTTTAAACCTCAACCAGGACAAGTAATACCAAAAAATATACCCATTCCAAAATATGTAGATATGGTTCCGTTAAGAGCATCAATAGCTGCAGGTAAGGGCAAAATAAAAAATCTTTTTAGAGGAGAAACTTTATATCCAGATCAAAAATATATTTCTAAAACTGGTATGGAGTCTGGCACAGGTGTAAAACCTGGTCAATGGTGGTCAGCAGAACCTTTAGAAGCTGCTACATATGCAATTAGACCTAGTAAAGGAATTATGGGAATAGATTCTGCAAATCCAGGTGTAATTAGAAGAATGAGTGTAAATAAAAATATAGAAGATATGGGGGATATGATGCAAAGGGGAACTGGTAAAACACATTTTCACCCTACACAAGATATGATAGATAATTCTAAAATTTCTTTATTTTATTCTGTAATTAACAGATTAAGAGAATTAGGATTTAAAGACGCGAAAATATTTAAGTACATTGGACAAATAATGAGAAAGAAAAATGCGGCTGGTAAACGTGATTACATGTTATATAACAGTGGCGGTATTGTCTAAATTGTGTTATAAGTAACAGTGCAAATTATACAGAAATATAATTATGCAGAATTAAAACGTAAAGAAGGAGAAGCTAGATTATATTTAACACCCGATGGTGAGGCACTGCCGTCAGTTACTACAATTTTAAATAGAACAAAAGACAAAACGTTTTTAAAACAATGGCGTGCAAAAATTGGTGATAAAAAAGCTGATCAAATTATGCGAGATTCTGCTAGTATTGGCACCGCGCTCCACCTATACATAGAACGTTTTGTGAACGGAGATAAATACAAAGATCTTACAGAAATAGGTGTGCAAGCAGAAA